CGCCTGCTGCTGCTGCTCCTCCTGCTGTTCCCACTCAGTAGTTGCTCGACCGTCGGCGTGGATGCGGAGCAGTTGATCTGCCTCTTCTGCATTCACACAAAGGTCAAGGCAGAAAAACGGCCCGGTGATGAACCGGGCCGTTTAAACTCCAAGAGCACTGAGGACTTCAGCGATCCCCAGAAAGATCAGGCTCCACAGGACGATGCTAAGAAGCAGCAGCCAGTGAAACCAGAGCGGTGAACATGCAGGTTCACGCGGTCTGTGCTCGTCGGGAAATTACCTTTCATGGTGCACCTCCAACTTCAGTGTAGCACACCGCGGCTCAAATTGCAAGCCTCTTGCTCATCTGCTGAATCCGGCGGTTCTGATACCGCAGACGCTGAATTTGGTTGTCCAGCGTTTCCATCACCTGACTTACTGACCTAGTTCCAGTCGGGCTTTCCTTATCCGCTTGTGGCGGCTCAGGCAGCAGAACGGGTTGAAGCTGCGCTTCCGTTTGGTCAACGGAGCACGCCAGCTCGCTAATGATCTGTTCCAGCTCTTCCAGCATCGTGAGTACGGACGCCCTGCGCTCTCCTAGCGCGTGAGCACTCCGCATTTCGTCGTAGTGGCGGGCGCTTCCGACCATGTTCATCGTCTCCTTCATCATAGCGCCCCCACGACTGCCAGCACTATGACCACGCCGAGGGCACACAACGTCGTAACGCCCACCACGATGTCACCACACCCATCGGTGGGTTCGAAGATTTGCAACGTCGGCTGCTCCAACTGCCTCGGAGTAGGCTTTGCGAACTTGGCGCTGTCCTTGTGCCAAAGCTTTGATGCGTGAACTTCCCAGTCTTTCATGTCCATCCCATCGCGCGTAAGAACTCCATGATAAACCAGTAGACCCAGATGCTAGGAATGATCATAGGTCCCTCTGGTCCCTGAACCCCAAGAAGGTCGGGAAGCGAGGCTTGTCCTTGCTCCCGGTGGGGAAGTAGCGGTACTTCACTATCTTACCTACGGGGCTGTCACCCCACAGGGCCACACGATCAGCATCGGTGAAGCCGGTGCCGATTTCAAACTGCACCTTAGTCGTCATATCCATGACGCTGAGGGCGCCCATCTTGCCTGCGGGACGCTTGTTCTCTTGGTGCGAGCTGCGTTTCATGTACCCGCGCTCGTCAGGCTTGGCCTCGTTATCGTTGTGCATGAGCTCTATCATGGCAACCACGAGGGCCTCGCTGTCGTGGAACCTCTTGAGCTTCACCAGCCCGCCCTCGCGCAGGGTAGACCGCCCCTGCTTATACTTCCCGGCAGGGTCACGGAGCATGACGCCCTCGTAGCCCTGACTGAGGTACTCCTCTTCCAGCGAAAGCACATCGTTCTCACTGTAGACATGGATGTGGTCAACCGGCACGATATCGTGGTGGATCATGGCCCGCGCTGCCATCAGGCGGTTGTGAAACGCCGCAAGCGGCTGATTCCACATGTCAAAGACGTGAAACTGCACGCCGAACTTGCCCTCGCGCGACATAACGGCGCTCGTGGTGTTGCGAAAGGCGTCCGGATGGCGGGGGTCCCCGATGATAAGTTCCCCGTCAAGGCCGTTGAAAATTGAGCTTCCGAAGCACGCCTGAATGTAGGCGTTGGGGATGAGCTTCATGCTCCGGCTGTAGACGCGGCCATCAATGATCATGGCCCGGATGCCGTCCAGCTTCGGTGACGCCAGTAGCGGGTATCGCAGGCCGCTGATGGAACCGTCCACCTTCGCAGCCAGCATCGGTCGTAACATCTAACTCCTCCGTAGGGTAAAGTCGGGTAGCAGATTCGTAGCCGCCCCGACGCAGCTTAAGGTGCCTCCCCCGTTCCCCATCTGCTATGGGTCACTTGAACGGCTGGCAGGCTTACCCGCTAGGGTACCCTCAATTTGCTACCGGAGCAAGTGTCGTGTTGCTCCAGCGCGTGTCCAAAGCTAGTGGCTCGTACTTCCTTACGACATACTGGACACTTGTAGTCTTGCGTCATGTCTGCCCAGAAGCCTTCTACAGTCCATCCGCCTTGGAGTTCTACGAACTTATAGGCTTCGCCGGAAGGGGGCTGGACCACCCGCTCCGGCTGAGGTGCCGATTTGACCGAGTTCTGCTCAAGTTCAATCAACTTCTCGATGAAGTGGATGGCCTTCTGCAGGTCCTGGACGCCGTTCTTCTCGGGGTATCGCTCCACGTACTTCGTGATGCACCCGATGAAGTAGCCGCGCCCATAGAGCCGCCATTGGCGATCCCAATGCTCCTCGCCACCCTTCTTGTAGTGGTCCCCGCCTATCTGCTTGTCGTTGGCGCTCATTGGCTGGCCTTCCATTCGGCTATTACCTCATCCAGCAAGAGCCTGGCTTCGGCGGTTGGAGGCTCCCTGGCGACCAGGAAGTCCAGCCCGCGTTGCGTGACCTCACCAGCATAGTCGTTGCCGAGGGTGCCCTCTTCCATGGTCCAGAGCACCAGCTCCATCATATCGCACCACTTCAGCAGGTCCTTCTCAAAGCCTGACAGTGCGAGCTCCAGCCCATGATGCTCACGGAAGATGCCCGCCAGCAGGTTCTCTTCACGGGCAAGGGCGGGGCTCAGCCACTTAGACGTTGCCGGTATGTCGCCAGTCATGACCTCGGGGAGGTCGTGGTACAGAGCGGCGCGAAGTACGCTGCACTCTGCCTCGGGGTACACCGCGAGCACCAGCATGGCGACACCGTGGCTGTGCTCCGCCACACTCTGCACTCGATTGGTTCGCAGCGTGTGGAATCGGCGTACCGCTCCGCCGTCACGCAGTTTAAGAATGCGCTGAAGCATCGTTCCTCCGTTGAAGCCATTGAATTCCAGACTGAATCCAATCATTGTTGACGTCTGCGTCGTGTAGGAAGTGCAGGCCAGAGCCGTGGCCCATCTTACGGTACAGAAACGCCCGCGCCATCGGCTGGGCGACATCGCGGAGGAACTCAGTCTCGGGAATGAAGCTTATAGGGTCCCGAAGGAAGAGGTCAATGTCACGAACGTGCAGGTCATACGCCAGCGGCTCACGCAGTATCGGCTTAACCCTGAATTCGTACGTCTCGGGAGCCTTCCAGTTCTCCTCCATCAGGTGCCAGTGAGGTTCGTAGATGTGGAAGTTGTTGCTGAACTGCCGGTATCTCCCAACATCCACTCCGATGTGCGCGGCCATGAACTCTTGCAGCATGGAGAAGTGAACGGCGTTCGCCCCGTAGCATCCCCATACGATATCGTTGCTCCGGTTGCACACCGTCATGTTCAGCTCGTCGTTGTACAGATCAAAGTACGCGACGGTGTTACACGGGATGTCCCTGCCCTGAGCGGTATCAACGGAGGGGTCGTAAATCTGGAGCACGGCCCTTCTAGTTGTCGGTTCCGACTTTAGGAGCGCTATCAGGTGGGTGAGCTGATCAAACCCGAAGTGCCGACGCCACCGATACCCGTAGGCTCCGTTAAGCTTCAGCCCATCATCGCTGTACTCTTTCATCTGCTTGGCGAACTCAGCCACGAACGCTACGTCGTTGCGGCCCGCCAGCATCCAAAGGGCTTCCATGAGGTGGAAGAATGGATTGGCGTCCCGCTTGCCCCACGACAGCACGCGCTCCATAGGACGCGCATACTCTGTGAGCACAGGACCGGGAGCCACCCGAACCTTCCCGTTACGAGATTCAGCCACGATTCCATGGTTTCGCAAGTGACGTAGGCCCATCCATAGGGCGTCATTCACGTTGCGGGCGTTGATTAGGTAAGTCATGTACCTCCTGCGGGTGGGGGTTAGGTGGGGGTTGTTAGAGCCCTAGCTGAGCCTCTAGAGCGGCGGTGGGGAGTGGTTGGCGGGTGCGCCGGTACGGGGGTAGCCTGTTGCTCCCTGAGGGCGCTAGAGGCCTGTAGATTAGCCGCCGTTGAGCGCATCTTGAAGTGCCCTGAGCTGTAGCTGCACCTCGGGTGCGACCGCGTACTCCATGTCGGCAGACTTTGCCCACATTTCAGCGTCCTCCATGGTCGGGAATACTACGATGGTCCACTCCAGGCTACCAGATACCCGGTAGACAATCTGAGCCGTGACCGCTCCGTTGGGGAACCGTCGTGTTACCGTGAGCTTATCGCGAACGTCGTCCATGTCCATTGTAGTTCTGCTTTGGCCTTCCGCCCTCTTGGGCACGAATGTACTTGTCAACCTCGCAGAGGCAGTTCTGCAAGTCCTGAGCGCAGAGGTCAACGGCGATTGCATCAGATACAATGTCACGAAGGTCGTTGACCACCTTCCTGAACAGGTCAGGGTTCCAGCTATCCTCGCGTGGCCTGCCCGTGAGCCGGTTGAGCCCGCGCATACTCCCAGGGCCGGGAGAGCACCATGTGAACCAGTCATGGGCTTCGGCGAGGTGCGGAGTGTACTTCAGGTCGGCCACAATTTGAGCCGCCAAGAACCCCGACCCTTTCAGGCCGTCTACGGTGCTGAGCACCTTAGCGGCGTCTGCCAAGCTGCGAGGCTTGGTGTCCCTACGCGCCCACGCAAGATCAGCATCCCGCGCCACACGAACCACGTAGTCCAGCTTGTCCATCTTGACGCCGCAAGTGGTGACAATGTAGGCGGGATTGAACACCCGATTGCCCTTGTCGCGCCATTCCTTGAGCGCCGCCAGCGTAGCGTCCCAGCGCTCTGGTTCCGGAAATCCGATGTAGTCAAGAGTGCTGGAGTTGTTGATCAGGCGGGAGAGTGTGATGCCCCCTACGAAGTTCTCAGCTTCATATAGGGGATACCAGTGGAGGCGAAGCCAAGTGGATTCACGGTCATCCTGCCTCCGGACGTTGCAGAACCTGAAGTTCTGCAGGATGGCGTCCTTAGTCCACGGCGGGGGAAGCATCTGCACATCCTTTTGGATGCGGATTGCCTCCCGTTCTTGAATCCATGTGAGCAGCGTTGACAACTTCGGAAAGTCCATGGAGGATCCCTAGCGATTGTTCGATTGCGTTCTCGTGGTTGATGGACACCGTGTTGAATCCCTGCTGCGAGGCTCGGGCATGGCACCGAGCTACGCTGGCGTGGTCCTTAGTGGTGTTCTCTGGGTTGAGCGGGGCCAGTTGTCCGCGCTCCAGCCTGCGGTTCTTGACACGGTCCAGGCAGATCTCCAGCGGCGTGTCCAGGAACCCCATGACGTGCCGGTCCCCGTAAGGCTTGACCAGCTCGCCGATGGTGCCGATGCTGTGGCTGATTAGCAGGCCCTCGTACACCAGCAGGGACGGGGACTTCATTCCCATGACCTCTTCAATCATGGGCAGGATACTGGCGAACGGCTGGATGGTATCGCAGCCGCCACACACTCCGCGGTAATCACCCAGA